TGCCGTTGTGGAAGACGTGCAAGCGCTTGATGATCGAACCAGAGCCCGGGCCAAAAGGCACGTTCACGGGCAGTCGGCCGCCGTTGCTGATGTTCCAGGGGTAGGACAACACCTTGGTGATCAGCGGCGCATAGGGCTGCGCGGCGCCGGTGCGGTCCTTCTGTTGGGCCGACTCCACCAGGATGGGCGTCAACACCGGGGCGGTGGCGCCGGCGATTGTCACCTCGCTGGTGATGTTGCCGATGCCGAGGGACGTGTCGAACGCGCCGACCATGCGGTCCAGTTCATTGTTCAGGCTGTAGTCAGCGAAGAACACGTCCAGGAAGTCGGCGTCTGTGGCCGCGCCGCGATAGGCGTTCAGCTTGTCCAGGTGCGGGCCCGTGGTGTCGATGATCACCTTGCCGTTGGCCTTCATGCGCAACTTGGTGATCATGGCCTTGGTCAAGGCGGTGCCGCCCAGCTTCAGCCGGAAGTTTTCCAGGGTGCGTCCCGGGGTCACTTGGTTGGTCGCGGTGCCGTTGGGCACCACGTTGGAAAAGGGAAGGCCGTAGCGCTTCAGGTGTCCCACGCTCATGGTGTGATCCTCGTGATGGTTTCGGGAATGCGATCAGCAGGCGCCGGGCCTGCTCACATCACGTCTTTGACGTAGGGAATGCGCTTGGCCACGATGGTGGCGCCCACGGCCAGCGCGCCGGCTTTCACCATGCCGTTGCCGTACTTGTAGGCCGCAAAGAGGATGGCGCCGGCGATGGCCAGGCCCTTGAGTTGATCGGAGTTCATTTCGCTTGATCCTTGACAGTTGCACATGAGATCGCCGCCCCACGCGGCACCGTTGCAAGCCCCGATTCAAGCGAAAAGGGCTCCGGGCCACTAGGCCCGGTTCCCGTTCCCCTTACCCTACGCGCCGCGCCCTGAAAACGTCAGTTTTCCCCGACGCATTTGTTTGCTCACGCGGTCAATTTCGATGAACTCCAGCTTGCCCAGGGCTTCTAGTTCCGGTACCGGAATGCGGGTCTTTCTGGCCATGTACTCGATGTCATCGCCGCCCATGGAAAAGCACCAGTACTCGGTGGCGTTCCCAATGGCGGTTTTGTCGGCCTCGGCCCACCGCTGGCTGATGGCGTAAATGTGGATGCCACGCTTGAGGCCCCGGCGCAGCAGAATCCCCCAGTTGCCTGGCGCCTTGGCGGGTGTGGTCACGTCGGCCAGTTCCTCGGCCACGCATGACAGGGGGCCACAGTACCGGCCGGCGTACATGACACAGCCGGCCCAAAAGTCGAACTCGGCCTTCAGGTCGCCGCCGGCCACATAGGCCACTTTGTAAGGGCCCGGCTTTTGTGCGTACTCCAGCAGTTGCGCCTTCGTGGTCACCTTCACCCAGCCGCGCAATTCGCACCATTGCGCTTCTGGGTCCCAGGCCATGATGCGCCGGGCCCCCTTGACGGCCCGGGCCACTTTCGTGGTCTTCCCGCACCGACTGGCGCCGGCGACTATGTACAGGTTGCCGTCGTCGGTTTTCATCCTAGCTGCGCCCCGTTCGCGTCATTGGCGCCGAAGGTGACCGTCTTTTGGCCCACCGGCTCGGCCGGCGGTGCCGCCTCCAGGGCCATGGGCTCGGGTTTCTTCGGCTTGTTCATGGCCGACACGGCCGCAAACGCCATAAGGGGCATGAGACTCATGCCCAGGCGCGCCCACGGGCTGCGCATCCATTCCGCGCTGGCGCCGTACTCGTCCAGCACGGCCGCCACGCCTTCGGGCACCGGCTGCCAGAGATCGTCAGGGGCCTCGCGCAGCACGGGCACCGCGAAGCACACAATGGGCTTGAGCATGCCGACGGCCATCGCTGCAATTTGCATGGCCGCCTGGCTTGGGGGTGGCAGTTCGCCGCCGTCGTCCGTCTCCGCTGCCCGCGTGGTGTCGATCTGCGCCGGCGCTTCGCCCTGCACTTGCGCCTGAAGTTTCGCCAGGTCGGCCGCTTGTTCGTCGGCCACGGCCGTGGCTTGGGTTTGCTGGTCGCTCATGCTGCACCGCCCGGGTTCAAGAGGAAATCGAACGGATTGGCCACCGGCGCGCGCTTGGCCTTCGGTGCGGGTACGGGTGCCGGTACAGGCGCCGCCGCCGGCTTGGGCTCCGGTACCGTTGCCGTTACAGGGACGGCCGCCGGTTGTGCTGGCTCGGCCGGCTTGCCGGCGGCCCACGGATGGCGCTCGATGAACTTACGCACCCGGCTCGCATCGCCACCGATGCGCAACTGCTGGCTGCACTCGGCCTCGCAGTAACCGAACGGGTCCCCGTTCCGGTCTGCCGTGATCCTCATGCCCCCCTTGGTGCCGCATGTCGGGCAGTCGATGTGCCCCAAAACCTCGCGTGTTGCCATGTTTCCGGTCCTTCCGTAGGCCCCCGCCCGCTTGGAATCGACCCCGGCGCCCGGCTTGGTTGCCCTGGCCCCGTACAGTTATTGACACGGGTCCGAGGCTGCGCGCCCTTCGGGCTTGCCCGCCGTGCCCTCGCCCGTGTGATGTCCCACACCCCCACCGCCACCAGCGCCGGCGCCGCTTCGCGCGTCCAGGTGCCGGCCGGCTTCCATTGCTTGCGCGCGCTGCGCACCACCTGGCCCGCTTGGTCGAAGCGATCGACCACGCCCACGGGCACCGGCTTCGCCTCGGTTTCGTAGCGGCCCACGGCCTCGCGGTCCTCGGTGGCCACCGCCACTCGGTAACCCCTGCCGATGCAGGCGCCGCCCTGGCGCTCCAGGTAGGTGGCCCAGTTCGCGCGTTTTTCGCCGTCCCGGTTCACAGCCCACCACATCGACGTGATGACCTCGGGGGCTTGGATCATTTCGGACTGCTCGACCCGGCGCAACTCGCGCCAGACCGTTACCGGGGGCTGCCCGATGGGCTGAAACTGGCGGATGCCATGGGCACGCGCCCACATACGCACGCGCGCCGCACCACCGCCGAACATGTCCCCCTGATCGACGACCAGCGCCCCGCCCTGCCCCTCGTCGTGGTGGCCCTCGGCTTGCACCGCGCCGGCGTCGTCAATGCCCTTGCTGATGTACTTGGCCACATACCCGGCCGCACCGCCGGCGATCATGCGCTTGGCCTTGAATCGGTGGCGCGCTGCGCCCGGCTCATCGCCCTCATCGGCCAGCCAGTAATCACGCATGACGGCTTCGACCTGGGCATATTGGCCAGGCCGGCACCACACCAGCATGTGCCAATGCGGGGTCCCGTCTTGATGGGGCTCGGCCACCCGAAACCCGAACACATCCAGGCCGCGCCGCTTCATGGCAGCCCGGCACTGGGCCCAGGTTCGGCACAACCACGCCTGGCCATCCTTCGGGGTCGGCCGCCCGGCCTCCACCCACTTGGGGTTCGTCTTGCCCGTCACGTCCGTGGCGTGAAATCGGCTCGGCGTCGTGTTCGTCGTGAACATGCCGGCCCAGCCCTGGGCATCGGCCCACACTTCGCACCCCTTGATTCGGGTCATGAGTTCACCGCGCCTGATGGCCGGATTGGCCACGCTGGCATCGACGGCCGTGGCCAGGTTGATGACCTCGCCGGCCTCGCTCTCGATTTCGGTCGCCTCCAGCATGGCGCGCGCTGCGCTGTCTCGCTCCAGCATGCGCCGAACGGTGTCGTCAGTCAGGTACACCTGACGCCGGCGCGCGCACACCTCGCCGGTGTTGCGGCCGATGGCCTCACGCTCGGCCACAACGGCCCGCTTCAGTTGCCGGCCCCACCAGATGGGGCACGCGGCCCGCTTGGTGACGCTGGCCAGGTCCTGCCAGTCGTCGGCAATTGGCCGGGCTTGCAGCATGCCCAGCACCAGGCCCAGGCGGGCCACGAAGGCCGGCCGCGTCATCGCTGGCCACTGCGCCAGATGCTCGGCCATCATGTCGGCCCGGGCCGCTGCAATGTCCTTGACTTCACGGTCACGCATGAACGCATGCACCGGCCGGGCCCGGCGGTCGAAATGCAGGGCCGACAACTCGGCCTCCGCATCCTTGCGCGCGTTCCAGTCGCTGTCAGCCCAAAGGGCCGCCTCGATGTCGGCCAGGCGCTCGGGCCTCATGCCGCCAGCACCGGCGCCACGGCCGCCAGGTCACGCAAGAAGCCCCGGATTTCCACGCCGATGATGATTCGCTCGGCCTCGGTCAGGTCAGACCACCGCACCAGGTGCGCGCTGGCCGGGTTGCGCTCGGTCAGCAGGCACACCAACTGCGCCCGCCGTTCGTCGGGTAGGGCCATCCAGGCCCGGTCGGGCTTCTCGGCCCGTTCCCGTTTCCATTGCTGCAGCTTTTCCCGTAACGGGGCCGGCATCGGCCGCGCCGGTGCAGTCTGTACCGGGTGCCGGTACGGTAACAGGGCTTCTACGGTCATGGTCAGCCCCCCGACGCCAGCACCACCAGCATGCCGAAGGCGGCCCACACGGCCGCATTCCCGGCGATGACGGCCAGCACGGCCCAGCGCACGCCGCCGCCCTGGGGGTGGCCCATGGGCACCGGCCATGCACGTTGCGGGGGCTCCACTTGTGCCCCCGCCCCCGTGTTCGTGAGTTGCACCATGGCCGCCGCATGGCCTGCCTGAAGCATGGCCTGCGCGATTTCCAGGGCTTTCACCGGGTCCATGGTGGCCCGTTGCAGGTCGATGACTGGATGGTCCAGGCCCAGGCGCACACGGCCGCCGGCCCGGGTTTCGATGGTGACCGTCACCGCGTCGTCCACAATCACGCGCTTGTGCATGGTCAGGCCTCCACGGGAACCAGGTTGCCGAAGTCATCCATGACGCCAGCCATCTGACGGCAGTAGAACGCCCCTCCCAAGAACCACACCGCGTAGCGGCCCACAAAATGCCCCGCGTGCTGTCTCTCGAAAATGCAGAAGGTGTTATGAGTCATGCCGATGTGATCGGCCGCCGATTGATACGCTTTCATGACAGACCCCCGTCTGTTGACTCCCCACCCCTCACGGGGTGCCCTGGGTGGGACGGGGGAGTCATGCTTGAAAGACCCAGGGCACGGCCCGAACATTACCTAAACGGGCTGTACATGTGAATGGGTCGGACGCAGACCACCCCAACAGGGGTTTCGGGTCTTGACAATAACGGGTAATGTGTGCGTACAACTTGGACGGGGGTCCTAAATTGATCGACACGAACACGCTTTTGGATGCCGCGAAGCGCGCTCAATCCATCCCTTCCGACTACCGCTTATGTCGGGTCATGGGTGTGACTGACCACACCCTCTACAACTACAGGCACGGCCGCACGCCCGACGATGAACGGGCCCGAAGGCTTGCGGAAATGGCCGGCTTGCATGTCGGTTTCGTGCTGGTTTGCATGGCTGCCGAACGGGCCAAAGATGACGAGACAAGGCGCCATCTTTTGGACGTGGCGCAGACCATCGCGGCCGTTCATCCTTCGCAGACCGTGGACATTTTGTCCTTGCAGCACGGCACCCCGAATCGGCTTGAAATGCCGATGAATACTGGCTTTGGCACGATGGGCCACGGGGTGCCGGAATATACATTAGAGAAAGTGTGTATACCCACGCCGGCCCACGTCGCTGGCCTCGGCATCCTTGCCGCCGGTGCGTGGATAAGCAGCCGCCGCGCCCGTCTTTTGCGCGCTTCGTCGTCACACTGAGGCCGTGAAATGCAGCCCGTGACACTCTACAAAATACCCCGGCACCTGCCGCCGTTCATGGTCCTTTGGGAGGACATTGGCAGACCCCACCCGGCCACCCTGGCCGACGCCCTCGGCGTCGATGTGCGCACCGTGCGCCGCTGGATCAAGGCCGGCCACGCACCCCGCCCGGTGGCCCTGGCGCTTTACTGGCTGACCCGCTGGGGACAGTCAGAAATCGACGCCCACCTGCACGACAAGGCCCGTTTGCTGGCCGGCATGGTTGACTCTCTCACTCGGGAATTGTCAGCACTGCGCAACAGGCTCACGCAAATGGAAACGGCCCAGGCTTTCGCCCAGGCCGCCGCCGTCCGTGCCACTCCCCGCATCCCCCGGCGCCTGGCCACCAGGTCGCCCCTGATTCACCGGCCCGCTCCGGCGATCACTTGCGGCGCTTGAAGCGGCCGTTTTTGCCCCGGGGGGGCAATCGCTTTTTGCTTGCCATGGTGGCTCCTTTGGTTAGATGACAGACCAGCACACATGTGCACCGGCCCCGCCGATGAACCGCCGGCAGACAAAGGTTTTTGTCTGACCCACGGGCACGTTCAAGGTCGTGACCTCGTTACCGTTGGCCGGGTCAATGATCCGGTCAGAATTTCTTGACGTGACCACCACCGCGCCCGTGGTCCCGTTGGGCGTGGTGCCCGCATTGGTCACCCTCACTTTCACGCCGATGGCCGCCACCGGCAGGTTTGCCGCCGCGTTGCCCGATAGCTCAAAACTGGCCCATTCTCGGTTGTTCAGGTTGGCCGCGCCGGTGTATCGGTCGGTTTCGAACCATTCCACCGCGCCCGCGTTCACCTGCACTGGGTTGTAGCTGATCTGCCCGCCCAGGATGGCCGACACAGGGGCGTCCACGTTGTTGTTGTAGCCCGTCCAGAACGCGAAATCGCCATGCGGGCCGCTGACCATGTGGAAGTCGGCCACCTGATCGTCTTCGTATCGAGTCGTGCGGCGCATGATTGGAAATCCACCGTTCAACACCTGCCATGTGTCCCCGTCCACGCTTCGGGCTTTGAAAAACTCGGTGGGCTTCAGGATGTTTGCAAACCCACCGTGATAGATCATTGTGTAGCCGCCGTCTTCGTACACCACGAACGAGCCCCCGCAGAATCGGCCCGTCTGGTCGGTTGATCCATTGCGCAGGCCCTCATGCAGGGATGCAATCGGGAAAGCGCCCGACAACACGAACGGCCCGTCCAGGCTGTCAGCAATCCATCGGCCCACGCGCCATGCGTTCGTCGAAATCTGGCGCAGTTCCAGGAACATGCTGTAGCGTCCGTCTGGGTCTTGCACGATGGACGGGTTACCCCATGCGTCGGTCCCCGAAGGGAATCCCGTGATTGCATTGCCGCGCAAGGTCAACACTTGCGGGCTGTCCATGCTGGCGGTGTAGTGGGCCAAGTTGCTGCCCACCGGTGTATACAGGTGCAGCGTGCGGCCCTCGACATGGGCATAACTGTGCGCCGTGCTGGCGATGATGGGGCCGCTGCCGACCTTCACCCATGGATCGTTCAAGGGGTGGCCGTCGTTGTAGGCGTAGGCGATGCCCCCCAGGCCAGCGCCGCTGTAGTACATGCCATATCTGCCGGCTTGTTCGTCATACCAAACCGACGGCTCTTGCACCAGGTTGCCCGACCATCCCGAACCCTGCAGAACCACCGTTTTTGCAAACGCATCATTCGGCAGTTGTGCATCCAACAGCATGCCGCGCATGCTGCCCACTTTATCGACCGTGCCTGTTTTGTCGCCCAGGATGCCAACTAGTCGGTCGTTCTTGTCAAACACCGCCCGGGCGAGTTTGACGCTTTTGTCTGTCATGTCCATTTGCTGCACCCTTCAGAATTCGCGGGGCGTGTCGCCCCACTGTTGCTTGATCCAGGCTTTCACGCCTGGCAGTTGACCCACCACGAAGGCCGCCACCAGGGCGCCCGCGATCACGATGACGGCCTCGCGGCCCACCTCTTGAATCAGTTTCGGCATGCTTCGCCCCTCATCTGCATGGCGTCAATGCGGTCGTGTGCCTTCTCGGCCGACTGCATGGCCGCCGTGGCCCGTTCGTGCAGCGTGGCCAGGTCGGCCCGGATGGCCGCATAGACCCCGGCCGCACCGGCGCCCACCGTCAACATTTGCACCACCCAATCCGGCATCACTTGCCCCCCGCTGCGCGCTTGGCGTGCACCAATGTGCGATCACCAAACAGATAGAACCCCACGATGCCGGCCGCGTTGTCGATGGCTTCTGACGGCACCCCATAGGTGCGTGACCAGGCCCACACGCTCAAGGTGATGGCCACCACGGCCGGCCGCTGTAGCTTGATGACGGCATGCACCCATGGGTAAGACTCACCCTCTGCCCCGGCCGCGTTCACCGCGCGGAACTGGTCGATTTCCACCTGTCGCATGCGGGCCCACTCATCGACGCTGACGGGCTTGTAATCGGCGCTGCCGAAGTACTTGCTGATTAGCGCCTTGCCGGCGTCCACCACCAGGGGGCCCAGGGCTGCCAATGCGGTGATTGGTTCCATGTCAGCGCTCCCACCAGTACTTGAGGAAATCCAGCGCCGGGCAATCAAAGGACGCATCCCAGGTGCGGCCCTCGGCCTTGGCTTTTTCGCACTTGCTGGGGTTCGTGCGGGGGATGCCCACGGCCTCGCCCACGGTGTTGACCACCTCACTGACGGCACCGTCTGCCACGCTGATGGCGCCGCCCACCAGGGCCGCGCCGGTGCCCTTCGCACCCTTGGCCCACACATACAGCAGGGCCGCGCCCACGGCCGCGCCGGCGATCAGGTACACGGGGGGCAACTTCATCACCACGACCCCGACGCGCCGCCGCCAAACAGGACGGCCGGCATGTTCAGCTTGCCTTCAGGGTTGACCGTGACGCCACCGGCGCCTGGCAAGGCTGCCCAGCCGCTGCCCAGGCTCAGGCCGCCGAAGTTGAACGCCGGCGCCTGGCTGCCGAATGTGTAGCTGCCAGCGGCGCCGCCCTTGCTTCGCAAGATCATGTAGACCGCGATCCCGGCCAGGCCCAACACCATGAGTTCTTCGGTTTTCATCGTGGGCACCTCATGCCAGATTGCGGCCCGTGGCCGCGTTCACGTCGGCCAGGATCTGGCCGTAGTAGTTGCGGGTTTCGCGCGGCGCTTGGGACAGGCCTTTGCGCGAGACGTTGCCCTGCCCCCAGTTGTAGGCCGCCAGCGCTTCGGTCCAGTTGCCGAATCGGTTGTGCAGCCGGCGCAGGTAGCGCCCGGCCGCGTCGATCGCTTGCGCCGGGTTCAACGGGTCGATGCCGAATTCCCGCGCGGTGGCGGGCATGAATTGCGCGATGCCTGCGGCCCCGACGGGGCTTTTCACGCGGCCGTCGATGATGTCGGCCCGGTAGCGCGACTCTTGCCACAGCAGGCGCTCCAGCATCGTGGAAGGGATGCCGTGTTTGGCTTCAGCGGCCGCGATCAGTCCGGCGTATTGCGCCGGCGCGCGCCAGAGTTGGAAGGTTGAAACGGTTTTGCTCACGATGGTGTCCCCAATGTCTGCCAGGGCCGGCCCTTCGCTGTCGCGCAGCATCAGCCAGGCCCCGAAGGCCAGCAAGCCGGCCGCGCCCACCAGCACGCCGGCACGCATTACGCGATGTCCCGATAGACCCACTGCAAGCCATCCCAATGGCGGGATTTGCCCGACTGCGGCGCCGGTGGCGCTTTGTCGGTGGCCCATGCAGGGATCAGCCAGCGGCCGGGCTCCATCGGGTCCGGGCGGGCCTTGCCATCGCCCAGGTATTCGCCATCGGCCTGGCTGTAGTGGTAGATGTCCTTGTTGTCGCTCATGGCTGCGGTCCTCAGTACTTGATGCAGGCCACCATGGCCACGTTTCGGGGGCGTGTTTCCGCGCCGCCGGTGTTGCTGGTCAGCGCTGAAATCGTTGAACTTCCATCGGTCACGTCCAGGCGCCCGCCACTGGCCACGGTGGCCGACCCGTACACAAACGGCGATGAGCCCTCAGCACGCGCGCCGCTGACGTGGTTGTGTGAGCCCAATTCGGCCGCCTGGCCACTGCCCACCACGCGCCCGGTGTCCACACCACGGCCGCGATCAGCGCCGCGGATGAATTCGCCGCGCAGGTCCGGGAGTTGGAAGGTTGTTGCGCCATCGCCGGCACCGTAGTCCGTGCCGATGGCCGCAAACAGCGTGGCGTAGGTCGTGCGCGATACGGTCGCGCCGTTGCACTCCAGCCAGCCCGCCGGGATGGTTGCCGACGCAAAGAAGATGACTTGTCCGGCCATGAATTCGTCCAGTTCGTTGTAAACACCTGCCAGGCCCACGGCCCTGATGTAGCTTCGCTTCATCAGATCAGTTCCTGCACCTTGACCACACCCGCGCCGCCATCGCTGACCGCGTACCAAGCCGCGCCCGGTGCGTCGGCCTCAAACAGCAGATCGCCCGGGTTCAGCTTCACCACGCCGTTGATCAGGTCCACGCCGGCGCCGCCCAAAAACACCACGGTCGCGCCGGTGTTCAGGAACCGCAGGCCCTTGCGGGCACCGTTGGCCGTCACCAGCAGGGTGGCCGATGTGGCCACGTTCACCGGCCCGGTGTTGACCACGCCGCCGGCGGTGGACAAGTTCACGGTGCCGGTGTATCGGTCATAGCCGCCGGCGCCATCGCTCACGGCCACCTTCACGATCTGCGGGTCGCCGTTGGTGATGACTTCGAAGCCATCAAAGCCGCCGTCCGGCATCGAGTAGAAGCCGGCCTCGACGCCTTCGGCCTCATAGACCACGCGGCCCATCTTGAACAGGCGCACATCGACGGCCGCGACACACTCCAGCAGGCGGAAATACCGCGCGTCTTCCTGATAGCGCCAGGATGCGCCGCTGTTGATCAGTTGCTTGATGGTCTTCATGTGATCACTTCCGGCGTGAGAACGCCAAAGCGGCCGCGCCGGCCACGGCCAGCACGATCATGGTTCGCTGATCAATGCCGCCCTTCGTGTCGGTTTGCGCCCGGCCGTAGGCATCGGCTACGGCCGTTTGCGTGCGGCCGATGAGGGTTTCGCCACGGTCGAACAGGCTGCCCGCCGCGTCCAGCAACTTGGTAAAGCCGTCCGACATCCCGGCGTTGGCCACGTCCACGGAATTGAGCGCCCGCGTCACGATGGCCGGGTCGCTGGTGTTGATGGAAAACGTGTTGGCGTTTGACTTGTCCAGGTTCAGGCCCAGGCCGCCCAGCACGTTTTTAGACGATGCCGACAACCCCAAGCCGCTGTCCACGGCCACCCGGTTGTCGTTGTTCGTCGTTGCTTGTTTTGAGTTTGATCTACTGCCCATGGCGCACGTCCTTCACACAGATGATTTCTCGCCAGGCATAGCCCATGCTGGCCAGTCGCTTGACCAGGCCGGGCCGGTTGGTGTGGTAGCGGATGGATGTCACGCCCTGAAAGCGAGACTCAATCGCCGGCATCACGCTTGCCAGGATGTCCACGCCTTCGTCACGCGCGGCACCGGCCACGATGACGCCTTGAGGGCCTTCCGGCTCCACGTCGATGCGAAGCAAAAAGGCCCCGACACACTTCCCCTCTGACCGGATGTAGAACAAGGCCGCGCCGTTGTCGGCCTGGCCCTTCAGATCCTCGATGGTGGACGTGCCCAGGGCTTGCGACAGCCAGGCCACCGCGTCCGGCCCCCACGGGCCGGCCTCGATGGTCAGCGCTTTTTGGTCATCCGCCATACGATCAGCACCCCGGCAAAGATGGCCGCATAGGGCAGCCATTGGCCCAACTCGGTGGGCAAGCCACCATCCGCCCGTTTGCTGTCGATGTTGCCGCCCCCGAACACCACGTTCCAGCCCGACGAATCGAAGCTAGACGTGCTTTCGCCGCTGGCGCTGGATGGGCCACCCGACAGGGCCTGCGCGGCCATGCCGAAGCCGGCCGCGTAGGGGTTTGCCGCTGAAGCGGTGGACAAGAGAGCATCAGCGCTCATGCCTCAGTCCTGCAGCATCAGCACGGCCACCACGGCCGCGCCCAACAGCAACACCGTGGACGTGTCCAGGCCCGTGACGCGCACGGGCTGCGCCGTGCCGGGTCGCCCCTCGACGTAGTAGCCCGTGTCTCCCAACGCCTGCAGCTTCAGCTTTTCCACCTCATAGGGTTGGCTGTACTTGGCGTTGGCCCAGCGGTCCACCACGCCGGCGCTCACATCCTGAATCCAGGTTGACCAGTCCGACATGTTGGCCCCCTTTTACAGGTTGCCCAGCGGATCCAGGTATTCGACATACACCGTGCCGGAATCGGCCGCGCTGAAGTCGAACAACCATTCCAGGCTGCGGGAGTTGCGGGTGTCCAGGGCCTTGCGGATGTCGCCATCGACGCAGAAGTCGATTGTGTAGACGTTCGCTTGAGGCACGCGGCCGTGAATGGTCTGGTCGTACTCGTTTTCGGCCGTGACCGACTCATGGATGACCAGGCCGTCTTCTTTCACCGTGGCGCCGGTCATGTTGCCGTTGTGGAAGACGTGCAAGCGCTTGATGATCGAACCAGAGCCCGGGCCAAAAGGCACGTTCACGGGCAGTCGGCCGCCGTTGCTGATGTTCCAGGGGTAGGACAACACCTTGGTGATCAGCGGTGCATACGGCATCGCGGCGCCGGTGCGGTCCTTCTGTTGGGCCGACTCCACCAGGATGGGCGTCAATACCGGGGCGGTTGCGCCGGTGATGGTCACCTCGCTGGTGATGTTGCCGATGCCCATGGACGTGTCGAACGCGCCGACCATGCGGTCCAGCTCGTTGTTCAGGCTGTAGTCAGCAAAGAACACATCCAGAAAATCCGCGTCGGTGGCCGCGCCACGGTAGGCGTTCAGCTTGTCCAGGTGCGGGCCCGTGGTGTCGATGATCACCTTGCCGTTGGCCTTCAGGCGCAACTTGGTGATCATGGCCTTCGTCAGGGCGGTGCCGCCCAGCTTCAGCCGGAAGTTTTCCAGGGTGCGGCCCGGGGTCACTTGGTTGGTGGCGGTGCCGTTGGGCACCACGTTGGAGAAGGGAAGGCCGTAGCGCTTCAGGTGTCCCACGCTCATGGTGTGATCCTCGTGATGGTTTCGGGAATGCGATCAGCAGGCGCCGGGCCTGCTCACATCACGTCTTTGACGTAGGGGATGCGCTTGGCCACGATGGTGGCGCCCACGGCCAGCGCGCCGGCTTTCACCATGCCGTTGCCGTACTTGTAGGCCGCAAAGAGGATGGCGCCGGCGATGGCCAGGCCCTTGAGTTGATCGGAGTTCATTTCGTTTGACCCTTGACAGTTGCACATACAGACTTGCCGCCCCACGCGGCGCCCTGACAGGTTCCGATTGCACGCAAAAAGAAACCGGGCCACTAGGCCCGGTTCCTGTTCCCCTTACCCTACCGACGCGGCCCGGAAAACGTCAGTTTTCCCCGACGCATTTCCTTACTTACGCGGTCGATTTCGATGTACTCAAACTTCCGTAAGGCTTCCAGATCCTCTACCGGTATTCGGGTCTTGCGGGCCATGTACTCGATGTCATCGCCGCCCATGGAAAAGCACCAGTATTCGGTTGCGTTCCCGATGGCGGTTTTGTCGGCCTCTGCCCATCGCTGGCTGATGGCGTAGATGTCGATTCCACGCTTCAGGCCCCGGCGTAGCAAGATGCCCCAATTGCCCGGGGCTTTGCTGGGTGTGGTCACGTCGGCCAATTCTTCCGCGATGCACACCAGCGGCCCGCAGTACCGGCCCGCGTACATCACGCACTGCGCCCAAAAGTCGAATTCGGCTTTCAGGTCGCCGCCGGCCACATAGGCCACCCGGTACGGCCCGGTGCGCTGGGTGTACTCCAGCAAGGCCGCCCGGCTTGTGACCTTCGTCCAGCCTGGCAACTCGCACCACTGCGCCTCCGGGTCCCACGCCATCGCGCGCCGCGCGCCCTTCACGGCTTTCGCCACTTTCGTGGTCTTGCCGCACCGGCTTGCGCCGGCCACGATGTAAAGGCTGCCGTCTTCGGTTTTCATCCTAGCTGAGCTCCGTTCGCGTCATTGGCCCCGAAGGTGACGGTGCGTTGACCCACGTCAGCGGCCGGCGGTGGCGCCTCCAGGGCCATGGGTTCCGGCTCCGCTGGCTTGTTCATGGCTTGCACGGCCGCATACCCCACCAGCGGCATGAGCGAAAAGCCCAGCCGCGCCCACGGGCTGTTCATCCAGGCCGGCCCGCCCCCGTAGTGGTCCACCACGGCCGCCACGCCCTCCGGGATGGGCTGCCACAGTTCCGCCGGCGCATCCTTCAGCACCGGCACCGCAAAGCACACCAGGGGTTTGAGGATGCCGACCGCCATCCCGGCCAGGGCCATGGCCTCGGCGCTGGGTGGCGCCGGTTCGTTGCTTTCTTCAACGGGTTGTTGTGACTGCAAGCCCGGCGCCGGTTTCGGGTTTGCAGCTGCTGTCAGCGCTGCCAGGTCGGCCGCTTGTTCGTCGGCCAGGTCGGCCGCTTGGGTTTGTGCTTCGCTCATGCCTTGATTACCTCCAGGCACTCAAGGCCTTTTGCGTCCTCGTTCAGCACATCGCACAGGGTGCGCGCTCCCTTGTCGCACAGGATCAAAGCCCCGTGCGTGTCCTTCGTGGCCTTCGTCACCGCGCGCCCACCGTACCCGGGGTAGACCATGACGGCCGTCACCACCAGGCCGCGCCCATCCCGAAGGATGTTCCCTTGCTTCATCACAATCGCGCTATCTCGGCACATCACACACCCCCCGGGTTCAGCAGGAAATCGAACGGGTTAGCCGCGCGCGGCCGGGCCGGCTTCGGTGCCGGTGCCGGGGCCACCGCCGGCGGTTCGTCCGGTACGGTTGCCGTTACAGGCGCTGCCGCCGGTTCCGCCGGCTTGCCAGCGGCCCACGGGTGGCGCTCCAGGAACTTGCGAACGCGCCGCGCGTCCCCGCCGATGCGTAGCTGTTGGCTGCATTCGGCCTCGCAGTAACCGAAGGGGTCGCCGTTGCGGTCGTGCGTGACCCGCATCCCCTTCACCGTGCCGCATGTGGGGCAGTCGATGTGCCCCAATACCTCGCGTGTTGCCATGTTTCCGGTCCTTCCGTTGGCCCCCGCCCGCTTGGAATCGACCCCGGCGCCTGGCTTTCCAGCCCTGGCCCCGTACAGTTATTGACACGGGTCCGAGGCTGCGCGGCCTGCGGCCTTGCCCTTCGTGCCCTCGCCCGTGTGATGTCCCACACACCCACCGTCACCAGCACCGGCGCCGCTTCGCGCGTCCAGGTGCCGGCCGGCTTCCATTGCTTGCGCGCACTCCGCACGATGTCACCGCCCGGGTTGAACCGATCCAGCACGCCCACCGGCACCGGCTTCGCCTCGGTTTCGTACCGGCCCACGGTTTCGCGTTCCTCGGTGGCCACCGCCACGCGGTAGCCTCGGCCGATGCAGGCGCCGCCCTGGCGCTCCAGGTAGGTGGCCCAGCTTGCGCGCTTTTCGCCGTCCCGGTTCACGGCCCACCACATCGATGTGATGACCTCCGGGGCCTTGATCATTTCGCCCTGCTCCACCCGGCGCAACTCGCGCCACACAGTGACCGGGGGTTGCCCGATGGGCTGAAACTGCCTGATCCCATGGGCCCTCGCCCACATCCGCACGCGCGCCGCGCCACCGCCGAACATGTCGGATTGATCCACCACCAGGGCCCGGCCGTTCACGTCATCGTGGTGGCCTTCGGCCGACACCGCGCCGGCGTCGTCAATGCCCTTGCTGATGTACTTCGCCACATACCCGGCCGCGCCGCCGGCGGTCATCGCCTTGGCCTTGAATCTGTAGGCCTGCGCGCCCGGCTCATCCCCGGAATCCTTCAGCCAGTAATCCCGCATCACATCGCGCACGGCCTCAAACTGGCCAGGCCGGCACCAGAGCAACATGTGCCAATGGGGCGTCCCGTCTTGATGGGGCTCCGCAACCCTGAAGCCGAACACATCCAGGCCGCGCCGCTGCATGGCCGCCCGGCACCGTGCCCACGTTTCGCACAGCCACGCCTGGCCATCCTTCGGGGTGGGCTTGCCGGCCTCGATCCATCGGGGGTTTGTCTTGCCGGCCACGTCGGTGGCGTGAAAGCGTGATGGCGTTGTGTTGGTCGTGAAGATGCCGGTCCACCCGTTCGCGTCGGCCCATTCTTCGCATCCCTTGATGCGGGTCATCAACTCGCCCCGGCGGATCACCGGATTGGCCACGCTGGCGTCCACGGCCGTGGCCAGGCTGATGACCTCGCCCGACTCGCTTTCAATCTCGGCCGCCTCCAGCATGGCGCGCGATGCGCTGTCACGCTCGAGCATGCGGCGCACCGTGTCGTCCGTCAGGTAAACCTGTCGCCGCCTGGCGCACACCTCGCCCGACTCGCGGCCGCCGGCCTCGCGCATCTGCACCACCGCGCGCTTCAGTTGCCGGCCCCACCAGAGTGGGCACGCTGCGCGCTTGGTGACGCTGGCCAGATCTGCCCACTCATCGGCCAGCGGCCGCGCCTGCAAGGCACCCAGCAACAGGCCCAACTTTGCCACGAACGCGGCGCGCGGCATGGCCGGCCAGGTGGCCAGCATTTCGCCCATCATTTCGGCCCGCGCGCCGGCGATGTCCTTGACCTCACGGTCACGCATCAGCGCATGCACCGGCCGCGCCCGGCGGTCGTAGTGGACGGCCGATAACTGCGCCTCGGCGTCCTGCCGCGCGTGCCAGTCTTGATCCGCCCAAATGGCCCGTTCGATGTCGGCCAGGCGATCAGCGGTCAACACCTTGGCACGGGTCACACCGGCTCCAGTACCTGCACCAGGGCGCCGAAATCATCGACCACCGCACGCCGCGCGCCGATGAATGGCGCCGGGCACTTGCCCGCCAGCACCGGCGCCACCTCGGCCAGGTCGCGCATGATCCCGCGCATTTCCACCTGAATGATCAGGCGCTCTACCTCGGTCAGATCAGACCACCGCACCATGTGGGCGCTGGCCGGGTTGCGCTCGGTCAGCAGGCACACCAGCTGCGCGCGGCGCTCATCCGGCAGGGCCATCCATGCGCGGTCCGGCTTTTCCGCGCGTTCACGCTTCCAGGTGGCCAGCTTTTCCCGTAAGTGATCCGGCATCGGCCGGGCCGGTGCGGTCTGTACCGGGTGCCGGTACGGTATCAGGGCTTCAACGGTCACGATCAGCCCCCCGACGCCAGCACCACCAGCAGGCCGAAGGCGGTCCAGATGGCCGCGTTGCCGGCGATGATGGCCAGCACGGCCCAGCGCACGCCACCACGCTGGTGGCCGGCCGGGATGGGCCATGCACGCTGCGGGGGCTCCACTTGTGCCCCCGCCCCCGTGTTCGTGAGTTGCACCATGGCCGCCGCATGGCCTGCCTGAAGCATGGC